TTGACAAACTATTAAATGTGTGTTAATATATAAACATAATCAGAAAGAAAAGGAGAAAAAATGACTTTATATGATTATGACATTTTAGACAAATTAGAGACTTTCTCTAATGAAGATCTAATTCAATTCTATGCAAACGCATATCATACTAAATGCTGTTGTACTGGACATCAGAAAACAGCAAGAAATGAAAATGCTATGACTCATTATGCTGAGGAATTGGAAAGAAGAGGAATTACTGAGATACCAAAAAGAGAAGGTGTCTTCAATGGAGATGGTACTTCCTAAAAATTGAGGGGGGGTGCAAATCCCCCCTTGACAATCCATAAACAAATTGATAATATACTAACAAAAATACAAGGAAGAAAAATTGACTTACACATTATTGGATACTTTAGAAAAATATAAAGAAGCAACTATGAATGATATTGAGAATGATCGTAATATTATTTTTACTTTGCGAACAGATACGATTGGACTTGTTCATAAACTACAAGACTTTCAAAAGAAAGAAGCATTTGCCATAGAGCAGGGAGATCTTCTTTCTCAAGTAATAGATAAACTTGATGATATTCTTGCTGATGTTTGTGAGCCTAAAGAAAAGGAACTTAATGAAGCACGAGATTATCATGAACAACTTAGAACAGAACGACATATCAGCTAATACAATCAAAGACTTTCGAGCAAGAAACAAATTAACACAGGCAGATCTTGCTAGGGAACTTGGGTATTCACGATCAATGATCGCACAGATTGAATGTGGTACTCATGTAATGACTAAGACTACAAAGAAACTAATGAGATACTTTATTGAGGAGGTTGAAAATGGAAGAAAAAACGACAGGTCTAATTAGAGATACTTTAGTTTTCATTCTTATTGTAGCTATTCTTATTGGATGGACATACGTTGCTCTGTCCTACTAAGGGTTCTAATTCTGATAAAGGGGGCAATCCTGCTAATCTGGTCAAACGATCAAATTCATTATTGCCCTTTTCAGTTATGATTACATCGCCAGAATTTGATTGACGATTTATTATAACAAAACCATCATCCATTAACTTATCAAGCAGATATTGAAATGGAGTCCTGCCACACATTACACTAATAAGTGCACCATATCTTGTGGCTTGTGTCTTAGACAATCCAGTCCTTTTTTTCATATCATATGAAGTGCTTTTTCTGTTGTTTCTTTATTCCTGCGAGTCCATCCCCTGCCAAATGTGTCGAATGTACTGAGTGACTCATAGAACTCTTGTCGTATATCTCCAAACTGCTCAATCATATATTGAGTATCTTGACCATCTACTAAAGCAAGTGTCTTTGGTCCTATGGCACCATCTTGCTCTGCTCCACATATCTTCTGAACAGCTTTGGATGCTCTGCCTGTTCCACTATTAACTGCCCAATCAAAAACAACCCAATCAAGACCACTAGGTAAATCACTACATTTGCATTTATCCCAATATCTCTTCTTATATAAAGGTGCTACATCTTCTGGTTTGAGATTTCTCATATCCTGCTCTGTGACTTTCTTACCAAGCCAATCTTCCCAAACTCTCTTTGTTACACCAAGATTAGTTACCCCACCAGGGTCTTTTGGATGATTTACAAATCCACCCTCATGAACAAGAAGCATTTTTAAACATTCATCAAAATTTTTTGTTGCCATTTATTTTTCCTTTGATTTGTAATATTTACTTACTGCTCTGTTACCAAACCAGAATGACATGATAGCCGCGAATAGTCCTGCGGTCTGATCATCCCATACAGTATCAAGAGCCATGTTTAGTGCCATCCCACTCTCATTCATTAGAGAAAGAAGTGCTGTTATTTTGATGGCAACGAAAAGACTAAAAAAAGCATAAGTGATAATAGGACGGACACTACCTCGTAATGCGTTAATAAAACCTCCTGCATCCACATTATCATGTTGATATAACCCCTCAGTTTCTTTTATCTCTGCTTCTTTGTCTAGTTCAGCAATATTTAATTCTGATTTTTTTGCCATCAACTCCATCTGCATCTGCATTTTCTGGAGTTCATGTTTGTTTTCTTGTGATTTTTTAAAGTAATTTAGAACCTCTGGCAGGAAACTTGTTCCAAAACCTAATAGACTTCCTAATAATGTCATCATATCAATCTGCCTCCGTGCAGGAAAATGATATGCCATAGACACTTACAGCATTGGTATCCCACATCAATTCATTAGAATCCATTCTAAATAATCCTTGAGGACTGTTATAAGTAACTGTCGAACCACTTGTTGCAGATGCTTTTAGTTTTGGCTCTACTTGAATAGTTGATCCTCCTGCTTGATCTTCAACAACTATGTATAATCGTGATGAAGATGCTGATCCAAGCTGAATATAATCTCCTGCTTTAAATGCAGTTGTGCCTGTTATATTTAAAATAGTATCTCCAATATCTGCATTTGATGATAGAGTTACATCCCCATTGATAGTTCCTGCTGTAATTTTATTTATCTGTGGAACTTTAGCATCTTGATCCCCAAGAAGAAATGTACCCCTTCTACCACGCAGTTTAGCAAAAAAAGCTGTCCATGCTGAAGCTGTTGGGCGTCGCATAGGAGGGAGGGTAAGGACTGCCTTCCACTTAGCATAGGCAAATTCTACTGTTTGTTGACCACCAGTAAAAGGGGATTCTGACATTCCTGTGCCTCGAATAGTCGACCATTGTTGACTAACAAATGCAGGAGTTGATGGCATTGTTAAGGGATAACTTACTGTCATGACATACCTTGGGCAAATGTACCCCCTCTGCGTTTCTGATCAACAACTGCCTGTAGAGTTGCATTTTGTATCATTGGCATCATATTCATTACCTCTGCTCTAACAGTATTCTGGATGCCTGTAGCAAAATTCAGGGATTGATTAACAATTGTTGGGCTACCCCCTCTCAGTGAGCCTCCTAGAGCCCCATTTGGCACAATTCTGCCCCCTGTATTGGGAACAAACATCTCTGGTCCTCTTTCTCCAACCATAATTGGTTTTCTTCCCTGAACAGTTCCCCCTCCTGCCCTTCCTCCAATAAATTTTTTGCCAATATCAATAAATCTATCAGCAACATCTCCACCACTTACTGTAGGTCGCATTTGAAATCCAGTTCCTTGTCCACCAAAAATACTATTTATGATTGGATTAATAACAGCTAATCTTAAATAAGTTTTGATTATCTCTTCAACTAATTGTCTTGAGAAGTCTTTGAATCCATCCAATGCTGACTTTGTTCCAGATAAAGCATCAATAAAAGAACTTTCAAAAGTATTTGCAAGACTATCAACTACTCCAATAAATTTATCATTGATCTCTTTTGCCAATCTTTCCTGTTCTTTTCTATATTCTTCTGTTGCAGTTTGGGCATCTTTATATGCTTGTTTTTGTCTATCTAATTCTAATGTATATGCAATAAGCTCAGTTTCTAAACGACCTCCCATTTCTGCCCCAAGAAGTTTGATCTCATCCTTGTATTTCATTGCAGTCAATTGTGCTTGTATTTGAGATTCTGATAGTTGACCAGTTCCAGTTTTATATAATTGTGTAGTAGCATCAAGATCTGTAATTATATTATTTAACTTTTTATATGCTTCTTCTTGTTTTTCAGTTAATTTTGTTCCCTTATCATTATTTTCATTACTATCTGTTGTTGTGCCTTGTAATTTTTCTAATTCTCTTCTTGTTTGAGCTAATGCCGCTTGCATCAAAGGAAGAGCATCATTTCCAATATTTTTAAATACTTGTTCTAAATTAGAAGCATCTCCCTCATATCTTTTAAGAGTTTCATCTGATTGATCCATGACCATTGTCATTCTTGCTATCTCTTCTTCCATCTCAGCAATTTGTTCATTTAACTGACGGATTCTTTCTGCTCCCCCCTTTGCTTCAATGAAATTTATTTGAACAAGAAAATCTTTTGATGCTTTTACAAGATCAGCCATTACTCCTAATACTTTTGCAAGTGGACCCATCAATTTACCACCAAGGGCAATAGCCAATTCAGCAACTTCTGCTTTCAATCTTTCATTTGTATTTGCAAAACTCCCTGCTGTTCTCTCTGCATCTCCTATTGCATCTCCAAGTCCTGCTGTAATGATATTCAATCTTGCTTGAACTTTTTGAGCCGCTGTAGCTGATTTTACACCACCCTCAATCCCCATGTTGAGAAGTTCTTGCTTGATAGCAGTTTCATCAATAATTATACCAAATCTTCTAACTGTTTCATGATTACCAACTAATGCAGATTGGAAAGCCGCCATCACATCTGGAGCAAGAGTATTGTTGAAAGATCCAGTATCAACAGCTAATTTTGTAAGAGCAACTGATAGTTTAGATGCTTCTCCTCTTGAGAATCCTAAAGGAACGAAAGTATCCTGAACTGATGATGCCATCTCCTGTAAAGATTCTGTGGAACGACCAACAGCATTACCAAATTCATCTAATTGATCTGTAACAGTCTGGGCAAATGATCCAAAAACAACATCAAATTTTCCTTGCATTTCTTCTGCTCTGGAAGTCAGACTTATCATACTTGTAGCAAGTCGTGTCATCTGAACAACAAGAACACTTCCTATAGCAAGTTTTGCTACATTACTGAGATTCTTAAAAGCTTTTGCAGATTTTTGTGTGCTATTCTGGACGTTGTTTTCCATCCTTTTGAGTTTCTGATTAACGTCTTTTAAATCAGCCTCAATACGTAATACTACTCTATCAATGGTTGCCATTAATCAGGGTACCTTTCCATTAGATCTTGTAGCTCATCTTTTGACATTGGGGCACTAGATTCCCCTGAATGGAATCTTCTGAAACCATCACAAGCACTAGCAAATTCTATCATTGTCAATCCCCAAAATTCTTCTGGTGTCATTCGCAGAACTCCTATGCCTGTTTCTAATAGTTCTTTCCAATTAACAACATTTACTCTACTACCCCTAACTACTTTTTTTCTTCATCTCCTGAACTGAGAGCCATTGATACAATCTCCCCACAAGATCTGATAGCATCCACAAAACCACATTGCCAAATCAAAGAACTTACTTCTTTTTCTGTTATGTCCTTTCCACCACCTTTTATAGCTGTGTAAATTATATAACTTATCTCAGTTACCTTTAATTCAGCATTAGATATCTTCTCTGCTAACTTGAGAATGGGGGTATCTAACGCATTTTCTATTCTAACTAAGGAATCAAAATTCAACTTACAATTGAATGTTTCTTCTCCTAGCTTAATCGCTATCTCCCCTCTTAGATGATTTACCACTTTGTTCTCCCTGTATTGTTTCTACAATATATTCTTCGCCACGATTGGCTACATCAGTTATAGAAACAACTTCAAAGGAATCATTCCCACAACTAAATTTTTTGAGTCCATCCACATGGATGGCAGAAGAAAACGCAAATTTTGTTGGATTAGATGAGTGTTGATTTACCTCATGAACATCTTTACCAATTTTTATTTCAACAGTATTCCAAGCCATGATACATCTAAGCCGCTGTAAATGTTATAGAACCAGATGATTCAAGAGTAACGCTGTATGTTGCTTCCCCATTGTATTCGCCTGCATATTCTAAACTTGCAATCATAAATGTACCTGCATAAGTTCCTAGATCTGGAACAATTATATTATAACTTTTAAATGCTGATGTACCATAAGCACTTCTCAATGTTGTTTCAGCAGTAGAATCTGTAAACACACCAGAAGCAGAAATACTCATAGATTGAATACCACCTGCAGGCAATAACTCTCTGAATGAGCCACTATCTTTATTAGTAATATCTACAGCTTCATCATTTAACGTCATGGATGTTGATCTCATTCCACCAACTGTTGTCATTGTACCACTTACATCAATCTTTAATAATAAGGCTTTACCTCTTTGTGCCGCCATTTTAGTTCTCCTTTAGCTATCAAAAACTACAACACGAAATCTCATGACTCCATGTCGAGTTATTCCATCAGCTTCAGTTAGTGTATTCTCAAACTCATGTCTGATATTCACTAAGGAAGCACCACTTACAGTTATACTCGCATTATGCAATGTTGTATAGACTGAACTCATAATATTTTTTATTTCTTTCCTACCCCTATATTGACTCCATACATGGATTGTCAGAGTATGCTCATGAGCATCTTTGTCTTTTGTGTCAATGTTTGTTGCTGTTTCTTCTCCTATTACAACATAGGGATAAGCTGTATTTTCAGGAACATCATCAAAAACTCCTGTTATCGCATTGCCATCTGCATCATTTATAGTTGCTCCATCTAATGCAGTAAATATTGCCTGTTGTAATGCAAAGGAATGTAATGCCATTATCCAAATACCGCTTTCAATCTTCTTCTTATCTTTGGTCTGTTTTCTTCAAGAGATGGTTGCATAAAAGGTCTTGCCCCCATATTCTTTGTTCCAAATTCCAATGGGGCAGAATAATCTGCTCTGCTTTCTACATCTCCCCCAAGCCCATCTGTATCTCTTTTGACAACTATATTGCTTTGTAGAAATCCAGTATCTGTTGCAGGAAATTCTCCAACTGCTGATGCAATGCTTCCATCTGATCTAACTGCACCACTCTTTTTTCCCTGTGTGATTCCTGTAATTGCTGTATTTCTTGTGCCATTCAAACCAAAAGTAATAATTTCTTCAATCTGAGATCGTATTTGTTTTTTTGTTTGAGCATATTTTTTATTTTTGCGAACCACTCGAACTGACATCTTCATGTGGCAACTCCTTCTTCTACAAGAATATCGCAATATCTATCTCTTGTATCTCTGTTGATAACTCTCTTGATGTTAAATGTCCTTGTGTGAGAGGCACCTTCTTTGTTGAATCTATACTGTATTCTATTCTTGAAAGTTATATTCCTGTTGAATCTTGTCGTAATTATATGCGTAATTCTTTCTTCTAACTGATCCCCAAATACTCTTTCTGATCCTGTTTTAGGCATAATACTACCAAACACAGAAAAGGAATCGCTGTAAGATACTGCTTGTGATCCTCCTCCATCACTTGTTCTTGTCTGGGTTTGTATATGGAGTTTATGTCTTAATTTTCCTATTGCCATTAACCTGGTCTCATTTGTACTGCTACATAAGTAAAATTATTACCAGATATAGTTGCTCCATTTGGTAACAAGGTAGAAAATACATCATAAGTACCACTGTCACCATCACGCATATCTAATGTGGCACTTCCACCAGAGAAAGATAAGGTAAAATTGCTGTCAGAAGTTGTGTTTGCCCTTCCAGAAATAATAACAGGATAACCAGTATTATTAGTAAAACTTGATGTATTGCCAGATGATAAAGCAGAGCTTGTATTATTTAAAAAACTATTTTTAACAGATACTGTTGCTCCAGAAACACTTATACCATTTCCTGATGTTAAATTAGTAGATACTGTTCTGGTATTTCCAGAAGATGCTACTGATATTCCTGTTCCTGCTGATACAGTAGTAACGGCATTTGCTTCTATTGATTGTTTTGTTCTCAGAGGTGTCATGACTTGAGTTTCTTGTGTTCCAGTTTCAGCAGTTGTTTGTGTTGGAACTGTTAAAGATAATATTGTAGTACCAGAGGAATTTTTCACATCTGTTCCCCCTGTTGTTGCCGCTTGAATATCATCTGTGATCAGGTTGACTCTGTTATTGGTTTGATCTGATTCCAGAAGTACAATCCAAGCATTATTTGCTTCATTTCTCATCTTTAATTGATTATTGGTCGTATCATACCATAATTGATTAGCAAACATTGTGGATGGTTGTGATGATCCTGAATTTGTAGATACGATAGCCAAAAGAGCATTGTTTATATCTGCTCTTACTTGAGGAGCTGTTGCGTTTGCAATGTTATAATCATGATTTGCCATTAGTTATATTTTACCTCTGCTCTTAATTGTGAAATTAATGGAGTAGCATTTGTTGTAGTACTGCTCAATACTATCTTAAAACGAAAATATTGACCAGTAAAAAACCCTGCACGAAATCTTTGATATGTTCCTGTAAATGATCCAGTTGTTGATGGTTCTATAAAAAATTGAATATCCGTATCTTTTTGTTGTGATCCTGCTCCTGAGAGATCATCAAACAATCCTGTCAAAGCATCAAAAAGAGTTGATCCACCACCAATATCATCAAAATTTGTACCTCCTGCATCCAATCGTATGGTATTTGCTATTATCTCTGCTCTTACAAGTTTTGTAGATCCAATATTTATGTCAGAAGAAAAAATGTAAGTACCTTCATTTAAAATAGGATCAGATGAATCAGAAACGTCTGTCATTCTTAAAGCACTGTTTACAACTTGTAAATTTGTCTTTGTTCCTGAAAAAGAAGTACTTTCTGTTTGTGTTGCTGTATTAGAAAATTGTGTTAGAGATGTTGTTGGGATAGCAACTGCTGATGTAAAATTTTGTGATGCTACTGATGTTTTATCATATGCTCGAATCATATAAGTACCTGATCGTGCAGGAACAGTATATGTTGTTGCAGGTCTTGGAACTTTCTCAGTATCTGTTGTTGCATTTGCCCATGTTGCTCCAGATGTTTCACTTGCAAATCTTATGGAGTAGAAAGACAGATCAAGAGCCGCTATAGCATCCCATCCAAGAATTACACTATCTCCACTTACAATGGCATCAAAATTTGCAACATCATCTGGTGGCACTCCTTGTCCTGCAATATTTGTTGTAATTGTGTTAAAATTTCCTTTTACCCCAAGACTATTGATTGCTCTTGCTCTTATGTTGTAAGTATCGTCCTCAACATCAAATACTTCATATATTCCCAACTCTCCTGTTCCAACAACTTTAAAATCAGATTCAGAGCTTTTCTTGAATTCTACCTCTACAAGATCAACTCTAAGTGCATCTGCTGTTGATGCTGTGATAGTAATTGTTATGACTTGAGAAACTTTTTCATTGATAACTCTCAATTCACTTGTTGCTGATATCCCAACTGAGGGAACATCTGTTGGATCTAACAGGGTTGTGTTATCTGATTCAAACTCTGATTCTTCTGCATCCCAATCGAAAACACTTGAGCTTATTTCTTTGAGTTCTAAATTTATGACCAATCCCTGTTGCATATCAGGTTGAAATGTCCAACTTTGTACTTCGAATGTTTTTGCAGAAAATCCAAGTCGTGAATTTGTCAATTGGATTACATCTCCAACCTGAACTTGAAGAGCTTTCATTCCAAAAGTAGCACTCACTTGAATCTGTTGTCTGTTCTTGAAAAGAGCAATTTTTGCTATTCTTTGTGCCATTGCACTTGTATTTATAAAAGGTAACTCAAGATCAATGATGTTTTCTTCATTATTATCAACAGTTAAAAATGTACTTGATCTTATCTCTGGAAAATCAGTAACTTGGAAATTAGTTTCTGCTCCTCTAAATTTACCCCTGACTACATTAAAATTATCTCTTCTACTTCCTCTTGTCTTTACATTTAAGGGACTTCTTAAATCATCTTCTGTGAAAGTTACAGCAGGACTTACATAAGATCCTGCCTTACATCTCCATTGTCCTTGAGCATACCAAATAAATCCTGCCATACATGCTGTAATTTTTTCAAGAATTGATCTTGGAGAAGCATTAGTTGTAAATGCACCATTTGTTGTATATCTTTTTTGTGTACCACCCCCAAGAGATGCGGCAAGACTCACATCTTGATCACAAACAGTAAAAGCTGTTCCAAAAGCTGTATCGTCAATATCTGCTGTTGGTATACCCAATCCATAAGAACTTGTAAGATAATCTCGCAAACAAAGAGCAGTATTATCACTCCATGCTGTTGTTGATGTATTAGGATTAAATACTTTTTTACCTTTGATCAATGCTGTCAAATTTGGTTCTCCTTGTGGAAAAGCATCTGCATCAAATTCATATCGCAAATAAAGATAAGTAACATTTCTAAGTTTATGATCTGCTGTCCATTTGTTACTTTCTGTAACTAAGTCAGTATCTCCTGTTGTTTGATCTCCAAGATGTATTTTTACTCTGACTTTTCCATTATATTTGCTTGGAGCAGTAACCAAATTTGTTGAATTATCTATTGTTAATTCTTCATTGTTTAAATATATCTTTGATACTTCTTCACATTCATGTCCTGCCATAGCATATACAACATGAAGAAATTTATTGCTGTCCGTTACATCTTTAAAAACTACAACTCCTCCAACTCTTGTTTGACCATATATGATCTGATGATCAGCGGCACTTGCTACTCCAGATACAGCATATCCTCCAGTTGATGCTGTTCCCTGTGTTGTGGTATTTCCTGATGATGATCCTAATCCTGTTAAATTAGGCATTGATGGTTTTGGTTGCAAGGCATTCAAAACAAATCCAGATGCTGTATAGAAAGCAAATGTTTTTAATGTTGCCATTGAGAAAACTGTAGCAAATCCACCTGTTGCAATTGCAGTTCCTGCGGCACTTATAGCACTTGAAACAATAATACTTGCACTCACAGGATCAGCATTTGCTATGCTTGGTACTAATGAGAATCCAACAAGAGCAGATGTACTAAGAAGAATTGTTTTTAATCTACTGTCCAAAATACATCCTTTGATTGCATTTTTTGAAACTCTAAACCATTATGACCTAGAAATCCTGCTCTGTGATCAAGAGCAACTCCAAGATTGTATCCAATGCCATATTCAATCCTTTGTGGATGTTCTCTGCAAACAATACTCCCTTTTGGAGGTATCATTCCTAAATAACGATCTAATTTTGTATCAATTGCTTCTTTTATTGTACTTACTTTCATATCAACAAGAATAGTCCTGTATGTTCTGTTTGCTTTAATTGCTGTATCATAATCAGGGATGTATTTATCAAAAAATCCTTTTCCTGTTTGAACTTTGATAATTTCGTTAGCAAAAACTACACAATCATGTAATCCCCAATCAAATGGTTTATTTCTAACTTTTTCAATATATACTTCAAGATCTTTTTCCCAAGTATCTCTTTTCATTTTCTGCCCCAATTAAAAGTCTGTGTTTGCAATTGATCTACAAAATCAAATCCTTTATCTCCAGAATACAGAGCTTTTTGAATTGCTGACGTATATCTGAGAACTCTTGTTCTTTCTAATTCAAGCAATTTTGATTCTAAAACAACACTTATGCTACTTGTTTCAGGACCCTCTGTAATATCCATCTGATCTATGTATCCCACAAAGAGAGTAGAACTTGCATCTGGTTCTGATGATTCTGTAATATCTATAAGACCACCCTGTTCTGTCAAAATGAAATTACCACTCTGATCTACAAGATAAACAACATTAGCATTTCTTATTCCAAATAAAATTGTGACCTCTCTCCCCTGATAAGGCTCTGTGAGGGCTAACGAAAGATTTGTAGAGGGAATACCACTCAAAGTAATTGTGACACTCTTAGCACCAATATCAGCGCTCTCCTCGACATTTGTAAAACTTAATAAACTACCAACTCCTGTATAGGTATCACTACCTATCGTAATATCTCCTAATCCTGTATATAAACGAAGAGTTGTTGTATCGAATTCCATCTTAAATGCAAAAAATGGTTCGATATCTCCTGATGATAGTGCCGCAATAATACTTGAATCTAATGTACGGCTCATTATGTTCCCTACTTAGTTTTGATTTCCCATGCTTCATCTATATCTGGTGTACTTGGGTCATCTGACTTAAAGTGTCCTGTTTTTGTCCTTGCTCTTACTTTTTTTGTTTCTGTAGGGGCAACTGTCTTAATTTCTTCTGCTGAACTTGCTTCCATGAACTGCATGGCTAATTTCTTTTGCCAATCATGTATACAATCAATTTCATCTCCTACTTTATACATCTGAGTAGCAGAACCATGTTGATTAGCAGAACCAATAATATCTTTTGTAATTTTAATTTTCATTTTTACACCTTAAAGATAGAGGGGATTTCTCCCCTCCATCAAGCTAGCATTTAGGATGCGTGTGCAGTAAATGCGTTGTCACCAGAGGATCTGGCATGGCCTTTTACAACCATTGCTCCAAGAGGTGTTCCATTTGAATGAGTACCTGTTTTGGCTAGAACTACACGAATATATCTCTTGCCTCCTACATACCCAACTCTGAAGATTCCTCCTGCTGTATCAGGATTACCCCCTGCTGTACCATCTAACTTCAAGAAGATACCACCAGATGAGATAGTTCCATCTACAATATCAGCTTGAGCTACATCAGTATAAGTTGAATCATCATCAGAATGCTCTAATGAAACCTCAAAATGTACTGAGCTTGATAATGTATCGCCCTCTGCACCAACATCTACAAGAACAGTAGCTGATTCATAACCTTGTAAATCTACTCCTGATCCATTTTCTGCCGCACTTTTCACAGCATTCTTGATTGATACAACGGGTGCAATGTTATTTGATAAGTCTTTCATGAATACCCCCTTTAAGCTGAAATTACTTGAATTACAAGGGCTTCTGGCAATACAACCTGACCACCAACTCTTCTTCTAGCAAGATATCTTACATTTCCTGTAGATGCCTGAGTAAATGGATCACGAAGTACTGAAAGATTTACACGATCAACAATCATGTAACCCCTGCTGAAATCACCAAATATAACTGGCTTTGCTGATGAACCAACATCTGCTAGATCTGGAGCTTCCACATATGGATACCCAAGAACAGAGTTAGGAACACCTGCAGTTAACATCATTCCTGCTTGGAATACATATTGTCCTGCTGAATCTTTCAGCTTTCTAATAGCTCCAAGAGTTGTTCTGTTAAACATGAAAGAAGCATTTTGCCCATAATCAGATTTAATGGAGTGTACCAATGTTATCAAACCATCTCCTGTTAAGAGAGTACCACTTCCAGAATTGACAGTTGCCACATTTGCGTTTGTGATAACACCTTGTGGTTTTCCTATCGCATCGCCAACAACAAAAGAATTACCCTCTTGCTTTGCAAATTGAGTAGCAAATTCCTGTTGCATTTCTGCTTCAAGATTGAAAGCTGAATCTTCCAACATTTGATTTGAAATATCAACCTGAGCATAAATCTCATGTGTTGGGATTTCTTCTAATGCTGTTGTGTATCCAGTTGTTTCAGATCTTGTTCCTGCTTCAGCTACCCATTGTGCAGTAAATGTTGCAGTTCTTGATGGAATCTGAATTGACTTTTGATTTGTCGTTCTGACTCTGGCGGCACTTCTGAAAGGTGTGATTTCAGTAATAGTCTTGATTAATTCATTCACATACTCAGGTGGTGCAAGATAGCCTGCTCCTGTATCATCAGAAACAGTTAATGCTTTCTTTTCCATTTCATCCATACCATCAGTTCCCTTTTTGATGAATTTCTCAAAGGATTCCATTTTGGTATCGACTTCATTTGCTGTAAGATTTGCCTCTGGTCTTTTCAACATGGTTTCAAACGAATCAATCTTTTCAGAAATATTCTTTTGCTCTAATTCAGCTTTGGTCAATTTCTGATTGATCTCTTCCAATCTGTCCATATCTGCTTCCAGATTTTTAATCTTATCATCCACTAGAGGATCAACAGAACCTTTCTTCTCTAGTGAATCCAGTCTTGAATCATAGGTTGCTTTGAATTCCTCAAAGGCTTTACCCATGCCCTCAACTGCCTGTTTGACTTCTTCTGTCATAACTAGCTCCTATTTAGTTAAAATTTGAGTTGTAGCATTGATAATGCTTAATAAATCAGCATCCTTATCAACCTCTCGTTGACTAAGAGCTTTATGGACAGCAGATGCCGCCACTTTGCTTTCAGAATGAGAAAGATCTCCTACCTCTCGTAGTTTATGCTCCCATTCCCTCACAGTCATGTCACTTTTTACAGCTTGAATCCGTGCACGAGGATTCATAGGAAAAGTAACAGCTGATATCTCCATCAAGTCTACTTCTTTGAGAACTCTATATTTTCTCTTGTCATCATAATGATGCCCTTTTGAGTCTACTCGATATCCTACAGATAAACCATCTATGGCACCCATCTTCATGAGTTCATAGACCTCTTTGCCCTTTTGTGTTCCCATTGCAAGTCTGCCTTTTACATACAGACCATTCTGATCTTCCATGACCTTATCAAATACACCAATGGGTTCTTTTGTATCATGTTGATAGAGCATCTTGATTTTCTTTGCTCCCTTTCTTCTAAGGGATCGCATAAATGCTCCTTTTTCTATAACATCATTTCCTAAATCTTTATTGCCAAATATTGAGGCATAACCTTCAAACATACCTTTGTCTTTTTCTTTCTCGTCATCATCATGGTATGCTTTTAACTCTGCTTCTACTTCAAAATATCCTGTCGTAATTTCTTGCTCTTCTTCATCAAACATTTTTTTATCCTTATCATCAAATGAACTGCTACAAACAGCAAATCTCTGAGCATTGTCAGAGTAATCTTGTTGCATAACGTCAGATGACAAGCAACGACTCATAAATTTATCTCTACTCTCGCCAGCATTTGGTTTTGGTATAGGCATAATATAATTTTATACCATCAAAAAAAAAATAAAGAAAGTTAAAAAAAAATTAAATAAATGATTGACAACCTGTAAGCATTTGTTATTATATAAACACAAACATTAGAAAAGGATTTAAAATGTCACAAGGAATTGTAAAAAAATGCTTTAAAGATAAGAATTTATCTTCAACATCCAGAGCATGGACTAAAAAATACAAAAAAAATGCAAATAAAAAAGAAAGATCAAAAGCAAAAAATGATCTCAGAAATTATTAAGGAGAAAGACTTATGGATTATTCAAGAGAGCAAATAAATAGATTTGAAGAAGAGTATAATATCCCACATCAAGGCGATATCGA